GCTATGCTGGCCATAGCCCACCTACTCAAAGGCTGGAAGGATAACAGCAACCCCCAGGTAATTATTGCCGCCGCCACCAGGGAGCAAGCTGGTATATTATTTGGATACGTCCGCAATACTATCCTAATGAACCCGGTATTGAAGCAAGCGCTAATACCCTACCGGAGGGAAATCCATTTACAAGGAAAGCCCGGTTTCCTTAAGACCATTACCTCCGACGGCTTAAGTAACCACGGAGCAAACCCCTCCCTTATCCTTTGCGACGAGGTGCACGCCTGGAACGAGCACAAAGGGCCGGAGCTATGGGAAGCTTTGCGTACTTCAATGGCTGCCCGCCCGTCGCAGATGGTGGCCATTACCACGGCCGGCGGTGCTTTTACCTTCGCCCACAAATGGCACGACTACGCTACCAAGGTACTAGCCGGCGATATTGAGGACGCTAGTTTTTTGCCAATCATTTACGGCGCGGACGATACCGAAGACCCGCACAGCCCGGTTGTATGGGCCAAGGCTAACCCTAGCCTAGGCGTAACGGTTACGATGGAGTACCTTCAGGAATTGAGCAACACGGCAAAGCACGACGAGCCTACCCTACTCTCTCTTCGTAAGCTGCACCTTAACCAATGGGCAGGAAGCGCGCAGCCTTACATTGAGCTAGGCACTTGGAACCGGTGCGCCGCAAAGGAACCTATCGGGCTAGCTAATTGGCGGTGCTACCTCGGCGTGGACTTGGCAGCCGTCAATGACTGGACGGCTTACGTGCTATTATTTTGGGACGGAGCCGACCGTTTCTACACGAAGCAGTACTACCAGATAACGGAGCACTCAATGAATAAGCGGAAAAACAAGTACCCCAACCTGGTGCGCAACTGGATGAAAAACGGGCACGTTGAGGTACTGCCGGGTGAGGTAAACACCACGCCCGACCGCGTGCGCCGTATATTGGAAATCTGCGACGAGTGGCCGGTAGAGGCTGTATTTTTTGACCCGTGGAACGCAGCGGAAACCATAGACCAGGTACGGCAAAAGTTCGGGGCAAAGTTTTGTTTTGAGGTACGGCAGGGCGTGCTTATGATTAACGAACCAATGAAGCTACTCTACCGGCTGGTGCAACAGCGGCGGATAGGCCACGACGGCAACCCGGTTACTGCCTGGCACATAAGTAACACCACGCTGCAAATTGACAAAAACGATAACTGGACTTTTAACAAAAAGAACGCCCCAGATAAGATAGACGGCACGGCCGCGCTTATTACTGCGCTAGCCGGCTACGTCCATAACGCCCAGGCAAACACGTCGGTATACCAGACGGAAGATATTATTTTTGTATAGTTTGTTTTGATAGGATATTATTCATAACATTTGCGCAATGGCCTCACTACTCCAACGAGTAACCCGGAGCATATCCGGTATTATTTCGCCAAAGCCTTGGCTGTACCAGCTAATCGGCGGCACCAGCACCAACGCGGGCGAAAACGTCAACAGCAATAACGCACCTACGGTATCCACGGTCTACGCTTGCGTTAGCCTTATTTCGGATACTATTGCCTCCCTGCCCTTTCACCTTTACGCCGAAAGCGAAGATGGTAAGACCCGCGTAAGCACGGAGCTTGACCGCCTGGTAAGCCGCAAGCCCTCCGAGGCATACAATAGCTACTACTGGCGTCAGGCAATCATTAACAGCCTTTTGCTGCGTGGTAACGCCTACGTGCTTCCGGTGCGCAGCCGCGGACGTATTACCGCCTTGGAGCTCATAGACACCGACCTTGTTACCATTGACACCACCAGCGGCGCGCTTATTTACAGCCTGTACCTACCGGGCGGCGTAACTATGCGCCTGCAACCTTCGCAAATAATCCACCTCAAAGCGTGGACTATTGACGGCATTAACGGCCTTTCTCCTATTATCTACGCAAAGGAAACCATAGGAACGGCAATGGCTGCGAATAAGCACCTCGGCGGCTTTTACGGCAACGGTGCGATGCCCAAGGGTATCCTGCAACTGGACGGCAGTATTCGCGACGTAGACCGCTTGCGGGAGCTGGGCAACCAATTTGACCGCCGCTACTCCGGTGCGAACAGCGGTAAGACCGCCGTACTTACTGCCGGAGCCGAGTACAAGCCCGTAAGTATTTCAATGCAGGAAGCGCAGTATATTGAAAGTATGCGTTTCTCCGTGGAGGAAATCTGTCGCATTTTTAAGGTGCCCCCGCATAAGGTAGGCCACCTCCAGGGATCTAGCTTTAACAGCTCCATAGAAGCGCAAAACGCTCAATTCGTTTCCGACTGTATTCGCCCGCTTTGCGAAGCGATAGAGATGGAGTTTACCAATAAACTGGTAACTGGAAATCTGGAATTTGAGCTAGACCTAAAGAGCCTTATGCGTGGCGATATGCTGGCCCAAGTCCAGCGCAACGTAAGTTACTGGAACATAGGCGCAATTAGCGCCAACGAAATTAGAAAGAGCGAGGGCTTGCCGCCTATTGAAGATGGCGACGAGTATAACAAGCCTTTGCATATGTCACCCACTAACGATATTAATAATGGCACAATCAACAGAGAGGGAGATACGGAGCCTGCCGCTTAACGGCGGAGCACAGGAAGGCCTTATTTTTGGCTATGCGGCCAATTACGAGGCTTACGATATGGGCGCTTTTAACGAGCGCATAGAGCGCAGCGCCTTTAACAACTTGGACGGCTACGATATTCACGCGCTTCTGAACCACAGCTACGACCACGTGCTAGCCCGCCGTAACAAAGGCAAGGGCACGCTGGAGCTGCGCGCAGACGAGCAAGGGCTTTACTTTGAATTTAGCGCCCCCGAAACGAACACCGGCAAGGAAGCCCGCACCCTAATTGAGCGCGGCGACTTGGATCAAGCCAGCTGGGCCTTCACCGTAAAAAGCGAACGCTGGGAGAACGTGAAGGGCGAAAAGCCCACCCGCGTAATTACAGAGGTCGCCGAAATCTACGATATTAGCCTCACGCCGCGCGGGGCAAACCCCTCTACCGCTGTGGCGATGCGAAGCCTGGAGAGCGCCCTGGCGGCCGAGGCGGTAGAACCCGAACAAACCGAAATTTTAACCCCCAATAATATGGACCCAATTCAAGAATCTGCGGAGAACCCCGCAGCTGGAGTGGACGCTTCGGCCTTGGCCGGAGGGTTGAGCTCCTCACAAAAGCGCGATATGGCACGCTTTAACATCGTTAAGGCTATTCGCGAAGCCCGCACCGGTAAGCTTACCGGAGTGGAAGCCGAGATGAACCAGGAAGGTCTGGCCGAGCGTCGCCGCTTGGGCTTGGATACCCGCGACGCGCAGATGGGCGCTATTCACTTGCCCGACTTCCTTAACAAAGAGATGCGTACCAACACCGTAACCGGAGGCACCGGCGGTAACTTGGGTGGCGACTTGGTTTACACCGACCCAGGACGCTACGTTGACTTTTTGTACCCCAATACTCCTATGCTGGGCCTTTGCTCCGTAGCCGAGAACTTGGTAGGTAACGTGCAATTCCCTGTACAGGATACCGACTACACGCTTAACTGGAACACGGAAACCGGCGCAGCTTCTGCACAGGACTTGACGTTCTCAACTATTACGATGTCGCCAAAGCGCGCCGTAATCGCTGCCGCTGTATCTAACCAGTTGCTTGCACAGGAATACTCACAAGGTATCCAAGCTCGTATGGTTAACCAGTTGAACCAAAGCTTTAACAAAGGTCTAGAAGCTGCCGTTTTGGTAGGAACCGGAAGCTCCAACCAGCCCACCGGTATCTACACCGCTTTGAACGGTACTGCCCAGGACTTGGCTTTGGGAGCTATCTCTTACGACGACTTGGTAGATATGGAGGCTTTGCTGGCCGCTAACAACGCTTTGAACGGCCGCCTCGGATACGTTACGCACCCTAACGTGGTAGCTAAATTGAAAAAGACCAAGGTAGACGCTGGCTCCGGCCGCTTCCTGGTGGAAGGTATGTTGGATCCCGTGCAAACTGCAAACGGTTACAATATCTACTCTACCACTTTGAGCAAAAAGACCGCAGGCACGCCTGACACTTACGGTATTTTGTTCGGTAACTTTGAGGACGTACAGCTCGGTTTCTGGGGTGGCGCTACTTTGTTGGTAGACCCATATACTGAAATGTTGAGCTCAACTGTACGTATCTACGTGGAGCGCTTTATGGATATTGCAATTTTGCGCCAGAAGAGCTTCGTTATTGCAGACGACGTAACTATCTAAATGACAACCGCTAACTACACCCCCGCAGCTATTAACCTCACCGAGGTAAAAGCTTTTTGCCGAGTAGATACCTCGGCAGATGATAGCCTATTAACTTTCCTTTACAACGCAGCGTGTGAGGAAGTTTTGAGCTACGCGCAGGTGGTCGTAGGTACGGCAACGGTAACCGTGGTAACCAACTGGGCAGAGTATTACACTCTGCCCTTTTGGCCCCTCGGTGCCATTACTCACGTGAAGGTAGACGACGTCGCCGACACGGAGTACACGCTACTAAACGGCGTACTAACACCTTCCATTGAAGGGGAAAAGCTGGAGGTAGTTTACGCAGCCGGATACGGAGCGAACACTCCCAAAGACATTATGCACGCCATTTACCAACGCGTGAAATACGGATACGACTACGGCGACGATTTGCCGCAGCCTACCCCGCGCTTTTTTGACCGCGTGCTTTTCCGTTACAAAAACACGCTTTGACACTAGACCGCCGTATAACCCTATACAGCCCCACCGTTACCACAAACAACAGCGGGCAGGTGCTGCGTTCCTTCGCGAGCGCTGGCACTTGTTACGCACAGCTGGTAATTAACGAGCAGGCAGGCACGGAGGCTTTTGTAAGCGACCAAATGCAGAGCTCCGCCGTAGTGCTGTGGCGCGTGCGTTACCGCACCGACGTACTAGGCAGCTGGGAGCTAGACCATAACGGTCAGCGGTATGAGGTTATTAGCGCCCTACCCGAAGGACGCCGCCGGTACACCCTAATTAAAAGCCGCCTCAAAGACAATGCCTAAAAATGGTATCCAAGGTCTAGACGCGCTCCGGGCGAAGCTAAAAAACGCACCCGAGAAAATCCGCATACAGGAACTATACAAGGAACTGCGTGCGGAGGCTGCGCCTTTACGCAATGCAGCCCGGCAGGAAGCTTACGCAGGAGTTAAAAAGCCAGGCAGTCGCAACCTTTGGAAAAGCATTAAGATAACCCGCGCACGGGTAAAGGTTTGGAAAGACCAAATTGGCGTTTGGATAGGTCCCACCCGAGTTACTGCTCTAAAGGAAAACAGGCAAGCCTATCCTTTTATGCAGCTTTTTGGCTCCAAATTTTACGAGGCCAAGGACTATATGGGTAAGGCTTGGGAAAGGGAAGGCGCACAAAGCCGGGCTAAAATTGACCGCGTAGGACGTTCCCACTTCCAACGCAAATTAAGACAGGCGCTCCAATGAACTATCTTAAAATAATCCGTGACGCTTTGTTAGCCGCCCAGGCGCTACCGGTCTACGCTATGGCCGCGCCACAGGGAACCACAGCGAACCATATTGTAATACAACTGGACAGCGTGGACGTGACCGAAACCAAAGACGGCTACAAGATGCAGGACGCGAACGCCCAGGTTTACATTTACCATACGGACGCGGATACAGCCCAGACCGTACTACAAAGCATACGCGACTACCTTGCCGCTAACGGCAATGCTGCGTACCTTTCGGCGTGGCTTACCAACCTTCAAACGCTTTACAACCAGGACGAGGAAACCGTTATTCTGGCCGCCGACTTTACTTTTACAATTAAAACTACCTAACTATGGCAACCAATTCCGGTACCGAATTTCGCGTACTATTGAGCACCGACGGCACGACCTACAAAGGTCTAGCCAATGAAACGGAGTGCAGCTTTGAAATTACAAGCGACACCCGCGAAACTACTAGCAAGGATAACGCAGTTTGGCGCACCTTCACGCAGAACGCTAAAAGCTGGACTGCTACAGGTACCGCTATCTTTGGCGACGACGACGGTACCAAATGGAACCCGGACGAACTGTACGACTTGGTAGGTACTACCGTTTGGGTACGTTTGGCCCCTTGCGCAGCTGGTACGGTTACTCCGGTAACTGGAGAATCCAAGCTGGACGGTACTGCCGTGCTTATTTCTTTCTCTAGCTCACAGCCGGACAAAGATAACGGTACCTTTACTTTCAACTTGCAGGGCTCTAATGCTTTGCTGAAATCAACTATCTAATGGAAAAGGGCTTAAAGTTTACGCTGGGAGCGGCGCTAATGTTTGAGGAATTGACAGGCAAACGAATGGCAGACCTGAGCGAAGGCTTGGGCTTAGCCGATACGGTGGCTCTAATTTACTCCCAACGCTATTGGGACAAAGCAGACCGTCCGACGTTTGACGCTTTCAAACTTGAAATTGGCGCTACCCAAATGCACGAGCTCCCGGCGTTACTCAACGCCCCTTTTTTCCCGACGGAGGTCCAGTAAAATTACTGGGCCTCCTACTCGGGCGCGTAGGTCTAAATAAAGCCGATGCTTTAAGCCTTACAGGCGAACAAGTGGAGGCGGTACTAGAAGCTTACACAGAGGGCGAAAAGGACGAATGGAAGCGCACGCGATGGCTGGCTACCGTGGTAGCTAACTTTAGCGGAAACGCAAAGCGGTCGGGTCTAAAGCCTACCGACTTTTTCAGGTTTGACGACGAAAAATACAGCTCCGGTATTCGTGAGCTTTTTAAGATAGCAAAAGAAACAGATGGCGGATCAAATAATTAGCAGGCTTTTATTAGGGCTAGATACCCGGGAGTTTCGCAATGGCATCCGCAATCTAGACCGCGACCTGCAGGGCTTTTCCAAAAACATTCAAAACCTGGGCGGCTTTATTGGCGCAACCTTTGCGGTCGGAGTAATCCAGGAGTTTACAATGGAAGCCGTAAAGCTCGGCGACCAGCTAGCAGCGGCGGAGCAAGGTTTTCAGCGGTTTGGCAATGCCGCAGACCTGGAGAAGCTAAAAGCGTCCACCAAGGGAATGGTATCCGAGGTGAAGCTATTGCAGCAAGCAATCCAGGCCGGTAACTTCGGTATCCCAATCCAGGAACTAGGCGACCTTTTTGCCTTTGCCCAGGCACGCGCCCGGGAAACTGGCCAGGAGGTAGACTACCTTACGCAATCTATTGTAACCGGTATTGGACGTAAGAGCCCGCTTATCCTGGATAACTTGGGCATATCCGCAATCCAATTAAAGGAAAGGCTGGGAGGCGTAAGCGCGGAAGCTGCGACTATTGGCGACGTAACCAAAGCGGTATCCGCAATCGCAAAGGAGGAACTGGCGAAGATGGGTACCAGTACGTTAAGTGCCACCGAAGAGGTTACCCAATTTGCAACCGAATGGGAGGACTTCAAAGCGGACTTTGGTAGAGCTATTGCTCCGGCCGTTGTGACCTCCTTGCGCTGGATTAAAAAGGAGCTTAAGGAAATCCGGGACTTTGCTATTGACGTTTACAACTTACCAGGTTTAGGCTTAAAAGGCCTGGCAGACCTTACTACCGGTTTGCTAGGAACAAAGGGAGGCGCTACAATGAGTAAAGCGCCAAACTACGCCGAGCTCTACAAACAAGCCTTCCCCCAAAAGGAGGTAACACCTATCCAGGAAACTACCGCGGCAATCGCAGACCAGGGCAAGGCTATTAAAAGCACAGTACAAGACCTGGAGCGTTACAACGATTCGGTAAGGGAATTGCTAGCCTTTAACGAAACGGCTCCCGACTATTTAGAGGAAGTAAACAGCGAGCTTTTTGCTGGCTCGGACTACTGGTTTACCTACGGCGACCGTATGGCCGAAGCGCTGGATACTAGCGCCCTGGAAGAGTTTGCAAACACCTGGACGGATACGGTAGAGGAAACTATACCCGGTATTGTTGACGTGGTTACACAGTACCAAAACCTTAACGGCATTATTAATACGGTTGCTGGCACTATTGGCAACGTATTACAGCAATCTTTTAGCGCAGCCCTTACCAACGGAGAGGACTTTTTCAAAGTGCTATTAGACGGCCTTAAAAAGATGGCTTTGCAATTAGCAGCAACCGCAGGCGCAGCCTTGGCTCTTTCCGTTATCCTTAAAAGTATGGGCATAGGGGCAGGCGTAAGCCTTGGTAATATCTTTAAGGTAGTGGGCGGGCAAATGGGTCTACCCGGCTTAACCGGCAGTACCTTTAATCCGTTGACCGGAAGTGTAGATGGAGGCCTTAACTTTACCGGACGCGTAAGCGGGCAGGACTTACTTTTGTCTACCGTAAGAAGCGGAACTAATTACCAACGCGGGGGTGGCTAAAACGCTAGTATTTTACGCAAAGACGGCCAGGTACGACTTTAAGATATTTGACCTAGGCACAACCTACCAGGGCTTTGACTTTACGCCGCCCTTGGAAATTGGCGTGGCTGACTGGTCTATTGACTACAGCCCACAGGATAACATACTGCCAGGCATAGTGCCAAGCAGCTGTACCGCGTCTTTCTTTCCCATAGGCAACGCTCCAGACTATAGCGACTTCCGCACCATTTTCTTTACCTCAACCCCGGACTGGGTATTGGAGGTGCACGAAGGTATTAACGTGGTTTGGCGTGGCTTTATTACTCCCGACCTCGGCGAAATTGAGGTAACTAACGGCAAGCGCTTCGTAAAGATAACAGCTACCGACGGCTTCCAATTCCTAGACAAAAAGGCGGACTACTTTACCGTACAAGAAGTAAAGAACTTTACCAGCACCATAGCCAAGGTATTTACTTTTTGCGAGCTTATTTACTTATTTGAGGACGGCTTTTATATTAGTGAGCACTACCAGCCTACCAATAATATAGTAAGCTTTACCAACCAAGGCGGTATGTACGTTACCGGAACCTACCGCGATGGTTTGATATTTGCCAATAATGAGCCAAAAAGCAGCCGCCAAGTTATACAGGATATTTGTACGGCATTTAACTTACAGCTTTTCCAAGACAAAGGAAGCCTAGTATTTAGAAGCTGCCATATTAAAACGCCAGCCTGGTATAACAATTATGACACCGGCGGGGCTTTTATAGTGCGGATAACGCCACCGGCATACACGCAGTCCGTGGTAGTGTACAGCGACGGTTTAGAGCTTTACAAACCTTCGGCCGCCGAGGTTCGTATTACTGCGCCTTACGTGGGCAGCGTGTTTATTTGGAACGAGGGCGCTACCTTCCTAGCTTACGATAACCTACAAATAGGAAACCCGGTAAGCGACGGCACCGCAGATATACGTTTTAACGGTGAACTGCGAGCGCGTTACAGTTTGCCAGGTAACTACCCACCGACCAACCGAACTATAACTTTTAAGCTCACCTACAAATATAACGGCTTCTATTACAACGGTAGCACCTGGGGAACTACGCCGGTTACTATTGACTACGTCGTAAACTTTTTGGCGGAAAACCCTTTGCCGGATCCTGCGCTCTTTGAGGAAACCGTAACTATAAATAATTACGACCTGGAGAACCTTCCCGCTATTGGGTCGGAGCCGTTTTACTTTACAGTTACCGGAACCGGTAACGTGGGCGGACTAACCTTTGCGGCGCAGGCTACTTTTGAGTACAAAAACGGCGCACCGGACTACGTTACTTATATCGCCGATAACACCAGCCGCGTGCTGGGGCAGACCCTAGAGCTTGGAACCAGCGTAACCGACATAGTGCAGAACAACGCTACCGTACTACCTGGCTCTTTCCGTTGGTACAGCTCGGCGGCAACCGTTACAGGAAACGGCAACGCGAACGTAAAATGGAATAACCAGCTGAACCAGCTTTTGGAAATTGTTGCTAATCAAATAGCCCGCAAGGCTTACCGGACGCAACAGTATTACGAAATAGAACTAGACGGTAATTTTACCTATAACCATACCTTTACCTGGGGTGCGGTGGACTATAAAATGGTTAACCTTTCTATGCAGGAAAGGAGTACCCGTATTACATACCGCGAGTTTATAGACGGCGACCTATTACCTTCCGACTAATGATAGCCTACGAACTGCCTAAAAACTTACAATACTATGCCTACGTTATTAGTAACGGCGGTACGGTAGAACTTAACCCTTGCGCTTTATGAATACCGCCACCTTTTTAATTACCTTAGCGTCGGGCAATTACGCCGGCTCTTTGTTCGCCACCTACGAGGCTTACGTTATCGCAGAAAGCGGCACAGTAGAGGCGCGGACCTGCACTATTAACGCCATTGAATCCCTGTTATGAGCCAATTCTATGACCTCGCGAGCCTGGTAGTAATTCCTTCCGGTTACAAGGCTTCCACTATCTACGCGCAAAAGCCCCTCACCACAGACGGGCAGCTTTCATTTTCGCGGGCAAGCACCGCAACGCGGGTAAACGCCAGCGGGCTAATTGAGGCCGTAGCTAGCAACGTACCCCGCCTGGACTACCTTGGTAGCTCGTGCCCTCGTTTGTTGCTGGAACCACAGCGGACGAACGTTATTACATACTCCGAGGACGTTACAACTTGGGGGCAAAACCAAACGCCCGTAGTTACGTTAAATAACGGCACGGCTCCGGACGGTAATACCACAGCAGATAAAGTAGTAGTTAACGCTGCGTCCGAGGGCTTTTACAATTTTAGCGGTGGCAACGTAGCAAGCGGAACCACTTACACAACCAGTATTTTCATTAAATATATTTCGGGTGCTACCAATTTATATTTTGGCTTTGCTGGTACGGGCTTTGGTGGCGATAACCTTAACAGCTTTAACATACAGAACGGAACGGTAACCTCGTCTGCCGCTGGGAACACTTGTTCAGTGGTGAGTTATGGCAATGGATGGTACCGACTAATTGATACTAAAACCGCTTCCGCTACCAATACGGGCGGGTTTATTTTGTACGGAGTAGGCAGCCCAGAAACGCAGTACTACGTTTGGGGCGCACAGCTTGAAGCAGGAGCATACGCCACCTCTTACATTCCAACGCTTGGCGCAAGTGTTACCCGTTTAAAAGACGATTGCTACAAATTTGGAATTTCCTCACTTATTGGACAAACTGAAGGTACTTTATTTTTAGATTTTGATTTTGTTTCTGGAGTTAACGCTAATTATGGAATCATATATCAAGCGGCATTTACCACATATATCTACATAAACCAACAAACGAGCGGTTCAATTAGCGGACAAATTCAAGGTGTTGGAGGTTTTGCTTTTACTGTTGCAAAGCCAACTGGGCGCTATAAGTGTGCGCTTGCTTACAAATCTGGTGATAGTGCATTCTTTGTAAACGGAGTCCAGGTAGGAACTACTAACACTACAACATTTACTCCAGTTGCTATGGACCAAATTAGTTTGGCCGTGAGTGATGAAACCAACACTAATAACCAAGCCCTCCTATTTAAGACCCGTTTAACCAACGCCCAACTGGCAGAACTTACCGCTCTATGAAATTTCTGAAATACGAGTTTACGCCTACCCAATGGGCAACGGCAAAGGCTAAAATCCAAAAGACAGTTACCAGCCTGGACGGGATCACGGAGAAAGTTTGGGATACCGAATTGGTAACCGCCGTGGTAGAGCTGGGCAAGCTTTGTACCGAGTGGGGAACCGACCAGGAAGGTATGCCGGTATGCGTAAAGCAGTCCACAAAAGTCAGCGTGGACATTCTTTGGACTGGTGAGCCGTTAACTACCAGCTTTGCGGCTTACGTTGTGTGGCCTGACCCGTGTGGGGTGCATATCTTTGCTGGGTGGGAAAGCGAATACCAAGCCGAATTTTGCCAGGTGAACCCCGACGCACCTTGCTGCCAACCTCCCGCGCCTGTTGAGTTATGACCGACCACAGCGTACACGATACAGTAAAGCTTTGGCTGTTTAGCCTGTTGAGCCTTATTATTTCCAATGCCCAGCTAGCCCTCGGCCTAGTGCTTATGGTGGCAAACCTAGGGTATACCCTTTGGAAGTGGCGGCGCGACTACCTAAAAGAAAAGCGCGATGCAGTTAAGTGAGCACTTCAGTTACGCCGAGCTTACCAAAAGCACTACGGCCGCACGTAAGGGCATAAGCAACGCGCCAAGTAAGGAACACGCGGCTAACCTCGTAACGCTGTGTAATGAGGTATTAGAGCCCTTGCGCAAGCTGTACGGCAGACCTATCCGCATAAGCTCCGGGTACAGATCGGTAGCTTTGAACAAGGCCGTAGGGGGCAGTTTGGCGTCGCACCATTGTTTGGGAATGGCGGTTGACCTTGACCAGGGCAACGCTGCGGAGAATATGAAGATATTTAACCTACTCAAAGCTTACGGCAGCTTTACGCAGCTAATCTATGAGTTTGGTAATTTAGAAGATGGCCCCGACTGGGTTCACGTTAGTTACGATAAAGACGAGCTGAACCGCGAAATACTGCGGGCGGTGCAGGTCGGTAAAAAAACGCAGTACGTAAAGTGGAAATGACACAAGACGAAATGATTGTAATGCTTATCAGCTTCGTAGTTGGTTTGGTATTAAAGCGCCCAGGTATCATACAAGCAGCTATTGAGAAGGTATTTAGGAAAGATAAGTAATTAATACTGCGATACTTGACAGGGGACTTCGGTCCCCTTTTTTATTTTTATTAAAAAAAGTTTGCAGAATTAAAAACAGCGCCGTAGTATTGCTGTATCCTAAATACCATTTTATGAAAAACCTAATTTTCTCATTAAAGCTATTTGTAGCCGGCTTCGTGTGGCTCTACTTTTGTTTTTGGCTAGCGTCGTGAGTGCTGAATACTATGCGAAGCTAGCGGCGTTTCACGCTGCTGGCTTCCACAATACGCGCGCCCAGGCTCGCGTTATTGCCGACCACACCGGAGAAAGCTACACCCGCATATACCAGGTGCTGCTATTTATCCGCGACCAAAAAGACATTATAGACCTTATGGACAAAACTCTAACACAGCTAAAAAATGCATAGCCTAGAAGCCGCAGAGGGGCACTTGGCCCGTGTGGAAAGCACCCTAAATTCTTTGCACAGCCGCTTTGCGCAGAGCTCACAGCCTGCCGACCGTTACTATCTTTTGGTAATGCAGGAAGCGCTGGTTCGTGTTCAAAAAGCCCGCTTTGAGCTGGCCTCCGTTTCAACCTATGAAGTGCCTGCGCAATGGTAGACCTAGCCCTACTCACCCGCACCCTTGACCAAGTCGAGGGCGGCAGTATACCAGCTTACCAGGCCGTAGTGGATATACGCACAGCGATTAAGTTACTGGAGGATAGCCTAGACCAGGTAAAGGAACAAGCTACCGCTGAAATCAAAGACCTCGGCGCTACTAGTTACAAAGGCTTCCGAGTGGAATTTATGGCCGGAACAGCACGCCACAGCTTTGAGCATATAGACGAATGGCTAGTATTAAAGGGCAAGCTGCACCACATTGAGCAGCAGGCAAAGATGGCGCGCTCCGCTTACGAGGCAGGCCGCCACATCCTAGACCCGGAAACCGGCGAACTGTTCCCACCTTCCCAAGTTAAATACACAACCGACACCGTTAAAATTACCGTTCTAAAATGACACAACCCGACTACACCAAAGGCCATAGCATAGTATTGACTGGCCTAGCCCAATGGGCAAAAGTAACCGAAGGCTCCGGCCCTTCCGAGTTTAGCAAAAAATACCAGCTGAACCTTATCTTGTCAAAGGAAAGCATTGACGATCTGGCTAACCTCGGAGAGCGTGTATACGCCGCCGTTGTTAAGGTGGAAAAGATGGATAAGGAAACCGAGCAGATGGTACGAGTTGCTCCCTTTATTACAGCCAAAAGCAATAACCTTCCCCAGGTATTTACGCTGGACAAAAAAGCCTATGCAGGCTTAATTGGAAACGACAGCCTTTTACGCATTAAATGTACCCTAAAAGCGTACGAATATATGGGCAAAAAAGGGCTAACCGTATACCTTAACGGCGTGCTAATTATGGAGCTGAAGGAGTACAGCGGTAAGAGCATTGACGACCTTTGGCAAGGAATTGACTATAAGCCAGCCGATGACCTTCCGTTCTAAAAAATCCAAGCGCGGCGAAGTAGCCGCGCACCTTAACTTTTTAGCTGAAATCTATGGCGCTAAACGCAAAGCAAAAGGGGAACCGCTGGGAGCTAGCCTGTGCCCGTTTACTGAAACCGATCTTTCCGCAAGTTGCGACTGCCCGATTAATGAGCAAGGCGGCAGACGATGCCGGTATGGACTTGGTGAACACAGGGCGCTTTAACCTCCAATGTAAGCACGTAGAGCGCGGCCTGGACTTACACG